CCTGTCCGCTTTCGGCCATGTCCATTTCAATCATGCGAATCGCAGACCCGAGCGGACCTGTCGAAACCGACTCACGCCAAGTCGCGCCCAGTTCTTCCGTCAGGTTCGATTCCGTCTCGACCTGCTGACCGAAACGCAATACCGGGTCTTTCGAGCGGACGGGCATTAGAACCCCCTCGCCTGACGATACAAGGTGTCGGCATCAGACGACCGCACGGCCGTAGGCGCGGAGCGCATGGCGTCCTCAAACTTGATCCGGATCGGCACGCCGTTGCGATTCAACACCGGGCCGGTATCGTGCATTAGGTACACACTCTGACCGTCGCCGGCATTGATCCACCGAGCCTTTTGCTTGACCGTGCGGAGCTTGCGCGCCTGAGATTCCTCAAGCGTAAAGCCCGGCTCGGGGATGACTTGGAAGGCGTCAGGGTTAAATGCATTCAGGATCGCGCCCAGACCTGCGTCCACCTTCGCGGCGTCATACTTCGTCGTGTCCACGCGATACGTGCCATTGATCGCATTACGGTCGGCGAACAGTTCTTTGTAAGCCATCTCCGCCGCCTTGGCCGGAGACTCACCACGGATGACGCGATCCATAACCAACTGATTCGCTGCCACGCGGTAACGCTCCGCAGTCTCCCGGTCGCCTTGAACGGCAAGCGTCGAGAAGAACGGAGTAAAGGCGCTGCGCACCTCCCTGTCGAGGTCAGCGGTAGTGACGCCCTCAATCAGTTTCATCTGCTCGCCGGGCTTGGTCTGCTGCTGCGCCCTGATCTTGGCAAGCGTCAGGCCGGGGACTCCATCAAGCGCGAGATGCCCAAGCGGGCCGATTCGCTCGGCCACCTGATCCACTGCATCATCATTGCCAAGCAACTCGGGCAGAGTCAGCAGCGACTGTGCCGCCTGCTCAGGGTCACGGTCAAGGCGGGCAATGAAGCCCTGCGCCATCTTCTCAATGACCGGCTTCGGAAGCGTCGGCTTGTCAATGCCCCACTGGCGTTGCTGCGCAAAGGACGTACGCACATAGGATGCCTGCGCCTTCGCCATGGCATCGTACATTTCCGGGGTTGCCTGAGCACCTGCCGAATAGAATTCATTCGCCGCAGCGGCCCACGCGGAATACGCGCTCCGAACCTGCGGGCTTGTGTCCTGCGCGGTCTGTCCCGGATCGGCATTGCGGGCCGCCCGAATTTGCCCAGCACGCTTAGTCATCGTGTCGTGGACGAACTGGCGGTTAGCTCGGTCATCCATGCCTTCCGGTGGCGGCATGCGCGTGATCGCGTCAAGCTCGTCGTTACTCAGGGACGGGAGCGCCTTCAACCCAGCGCCCATCTGCTGATAGTTCAACAGCCGCTGCTTCGTGATCGCGGCATCTGCGGGGCCTAGAAATGTCGTCAACTCCTGATCGCTCGGGAGCGTGATCGTGTCGCCGTTCTGCGCGGCCGTCTCAATGTCCTTCACTCGCTGCTTGAACAGGTCGGATTGAATCTTCAGCGCTTCGTTTTCCTGCCGGCGCTGCTCGGCAAGATTGGACATGGCCTGATTGCGGACCTGAATCAACGCTTCCGGAGATAATAGCTTGAACGGGATCGCGCCCTCGTCGTTCGGGTCCAGCGGGTCAGGCTGCACAGTTACCGGCTTCTCTTCGATGCCAAGACCCTGCACATACTTGCGGGTTTCCTCGGGCATGTTCGCCATGTCCTTCGGGCCCTTGGGATACCACCACTTCCCGCTCTGCGTCTGGTACGGAACACCGGCCGCCCATCCACGCGTAGCCGCCGGCCCCATATTGTGCGCCGCAGCAACTAGCACGGGATCGCCGCCGAACTCGTCAAGCTGGTCCTTGATGTAGGACTGCCCGAGCAAGTCATGGTATTCGCGGGTTTCCGCGTCCTTGATAGGGTCACCGGTCTTGCCGCGATAGAACAGGTCCGGGTTCCACTCGACACCAGCTTTTGCCGCCTGAGCCTTGGCCGATGACTCAAGCATCTGATACGGGCCGAAAGCGTGGATCGTCTGCCCGCCAGCCGTCGTGATCGCAGGGCCGCGCAGGACTTCACCGCCGGCCCCATACATCCGTCCGCCGGATTCGCGCTTGACGATTTCGGCCACGATGTCGCCGCTTCGCACGCCGCTAGGCGCGACTGGCTCGGCAATCCCCAGCAGGCTGCCTGCATAACGCGCGGCGCGCTCGGGATCGTTCTCTGCTCGCGCACGGGCTACCGTCAGCGCCGCTTTCTCGGACTGCTCCCGAATGAATGCCGCTTTCGCCTGCTCGGGTAGTCCTGTGTCCGCCTCAATGGTCGCCTTGAGCGTGGCAATGCTGCGACCGAAGCTGGTCGGGTCCACGGTGCCGGCCTGTGCCGCTGTCGTGAACCCCTGCTCATACGTTGACACGCGCGCATCCTTTCGTGCGCCGCTCTCGTATGCGTAGCCCTGCAGGCCATAATGCAGCTTGAACTCATTGGCACGCTCAATGAACAGTTCCCGGGCCTTGGGCGACTTGATCCGCTTTTCAGCCTGCGACCTGTATTCGTCGATATAGGCCGCCATCTGGTCCGCAATCGGCGCGGAGTCAGGCGTCCACGCCGTCTTGATCTGGTCGAACTTCTGCGCCATTGCCAGCTGCGCCTGCGGCTCTTCGGCCGCAAGCTGAGCGCGGACATCGTTTAGATCTTCCTCTTCCTGAGTTCGACGACGGGCCGCTAATAGTCGGTCGAACCCAGAAAGGTCCATCCGGTATTGCCCGGGCACACTGGCGCTAGGCGCAGAAATTCTGGACTTTGGCGTCCCTACCTGCGGAGTGTAAACGGGAATTCTTGGCGTGTTCATTCAGAACTTTTCCGGCCATAGCCGCCATATGCGCCTGTTTTGGAAGCTGCCCAACGGTTTGATCCCTTCGTCAGGCTAGCAATTGTTGGAGTATCACGCTTCATGTATCCGCCTGACTTGGAGGCGCCTTGTGTTGTACTATTAATACCGCTGCTCGCATTCCCGCCAAATAGGCCGGCGAATGCATTTCCCCATCGCATCCGCATGGCCTGCTGCCCACGCATCTTTACAACGTCCTTTTCATAATTCAACATCCCAATTTCGTTTAAGATGCTCATCCGCTCCAGCGTGCCGGCATACCGGATATTCAAAGCGTCAAGCTCTGCATTCGTCGCCGACTGCTTCATGATGTCTGCAGCCGATCCCGTCATTGCTATGCCAGACTGCGCAATCGCCGCCCGTCCAGCGCCGAGCAACTGGCGCGATTCTCGCCGCTGCTGTTCTTCGGCTTGGCTCGTCTGTTGCCCAGTAATTTCTAGGTTCTGATTCTCCCAGCGTATACGCTGGCCAAGAATCTTGCCTTGGATGTCGGTTTCGACTCGCGCCTGCCTGCCTTCCACCAACGCTTGACCAAATGCAAACCAATTCATGGATTCACCTTCGCATATAGCATCGCGTCTCGACCATCGGGGAGGAAGCAGCGCATCGGTTTAGGGGTTTCCAGTTTAAACCCAAGCATGACCGCCCACCGCCCTGCTCTAGGACTTCCAGCGTCTGCGTACATTTCGATTCGGCGATACTTGAGTGCATCATGCAGACGTAGGATCATCTTTGTTAGACGCAGCATATGCCGCCCTGCGTCTGCCGACAACCCGCACCATGCAATCCCACGCCCATTCCATGCATTGCAAATCCCGCCAACGGCAACCACTTGGCCATCTTCATCGATAGCTGTCCATGCCGGGCCGCATGATGCTTGAATCTGGGCAAACGCCATCCGCTCATCTTGGCCGATATGCCGCTCATCTGGCTGCGGGACGTACGCTTGTGCGTGCCACAGTTCAAAAGGGGCGAGTTCAATCACTGCAACGGCCTCCGTTGCGGCCTGCCGGCCTCAAATTGCCGCCTTCTGCTGTCCGCTATTGCCGCGGCGAGCACGCCGGTCAGTCGCTTGTCCATGTGCGACGCTGCACGGCGCGCGTATGCGGCGCCGGAACTACTCCCGCCGCCTGCTTCATCCTGCCCTTCGCCTCCGCCTAACAGCGTATGCAACCCCGGCTCCCCCTGCCCCGTCAGGCCGCGCACGCCGATGTTCTTGGATGCGAGGTCGCGGGTCATCATCCCCGGCGTCACAATTTGTCCTCGGTTGTCATGCGTGGGAACAAGCCGCAAAGCGTAAACGGCAACGGCTGATCGCAGTTCCACCGGATTCTAGCATCTGTCGTGAAACCTTGCGGATACAGTACGGTCAAATCTCCGGTATACGGACCAGGGGACGTATCCATCCCCGTCTCGCTGTCCCGGTAGATCAGCGCTTCTTCCGAACTGGCAGGACCGAGTGCGCCCCCCAGCGACTCATGAAGCCGCGCAGTGACCTCAATGATCCGCTTGATCTTGCCCTGAGAGATGCCATTCGCAGCCCCGGCCTCGATGCGCATCGTTTCGCCATAGGCCGGGCAGGGGAGCCCCGCGACGACGTACCACGCCGGTTCCGCTAGCGTGACCTGCCCGCCGACCACCGTCTGCTGCGCCTGCGGGGAGCCTTCCGCGAGAATGTCGACCGCCTCACCTTCCAGATAATCAAGCCCCGCAATCACATCACGCGCCCACTTCACGCTCGTCACCGTCCCGCCCTGCATGGATACCGGGATCGCCGTCATGAACGTCACCCCGGGGGCTGTCGGGGTTGTCACGTCATCAATCCTCACCCTCGCCATCAGACCGGAACCATCAGTCAGCACCAGATGATCCCCAATGTCACCCGCGCCTGCGCTTAGCCCGACGCCCGTCAGGACCGCAGTCCCAACGTCATACTGATCCCATGTCGCCCCCCCGAGCAAAGTCACCGTCGGGAAAGTACCGGGGTTCACTGTCCCATCAAATACCCCGGCAGAGTCGCAATAGATCGCTTCCTGAAGCGGCTGCAGTTCGCCATCCCAGTCGGCGGACATGCGCTCGATGTAACGCTTTGTCCCGCCGTCGATCGTCCTGCGCACGCTCAACCAAAGCTGATCATAAGACCCTTCCGGAGAGGGGATGACTGCGATGGATTCAACGATGCCGTCACCGCCGATGCGATGCGGGTGCCAGCCGATCACGTCTTGTTCAAGCAAATACGTCAGGCCCACTAGCTCCCCGGTGACGCAGCACGTCCAAATGATCGAGCTAGGTTCCAGCGCATATTTCATCTGCACCGTCTGCCCTTTCAAAACATGCCCGGACAGTACCATCAAGTCCGTTGCTTGGTAGCCTTCCTCCGCAAACGTGTACCTGACATCGCGCCATTTCCTGCCAGAGTACTGGGAAAAGATTGTCGACCCACCAACCTTGACAGGCTGCACCTGTCGCGCGCTGTACTTCTCCTCCTCGTCGGCCTTGATGTTCCCCGGGCCGAACACCTCCGCGCTGGTCACCTCGCGGACCGCGAAAATCTGACGCCGCGTGCCGATCAGCAGCGCGTCATCGGCCACCATCCATACGGCCGCATTGGATTCGCTGCTCCCGATCAGCATGGAAAATGCAGAATCCGGCAAAGTTTCCGCACCGTCACGGCTGGCGAAACTCTCAAAAACGCCAGCGACCGAGCCCCATACCTGCTGGCCGCGAGCAAAGCACAACCGCTCACGGAAGATTTTCACTAGCGAAGGGTATCCAACGTCAGAACGCCACGCCGCATAGGCCCACCTTGTCGATGCATTCGGCGCGCCTACCGCCTGCGATGGGATGCGTGAAAGGACGGTCGCCCCTGCAGTCGTCCCGCCACCGCCTACGGAATCAATGCGCACTATGCCGTAGCCGCTGTGCAGGTAGTCCCATTGCACGCCCGTATCGCCATCAAACCTTGCGCCGAGTCGGTGCGTGGGCTTTACGGTGCCGGTCACGCCAGCGTTCAACGCCTTGTACACATTGGAGTCGCTGCGCCTTTCCGCATTCAGTGCAATAGTCTTGCCGACCTCCCATACCGGATAACTGTCCGCTTTCCTTTGCTCGATCAGGAACAGCGTCCCAATCTTTGACGCATTGAAAATGTCTGCCGATGCAGTCAGGGTGACCGAGCCGGTCTCTGCAGACGAATACACCGTGATGGTCTGGTCAGGATCGACATCCTCAAAAGGCCCATCCGTTATATCAATTGGATTTATCACCCACGCGAGTTGCGAGTTACGCGTGAGCTTGTGCGGCGCATACATTGGGTGCGTGATGAACAGCGCATCGCCAGTCTGCTCGAAGTCAAGCCGAAACAGTCCTTCGGAGTCTGTCAGGTCCGCCAGCGGATACGGGCTAGGAATTTCGTAGATGATATCCTCTATAGCGTGCCAGTATGTCGAGTTCGGCGGCGCATTCCCTATATTTGGGACCTTGCAGTAGTAGACCGTATCAGACGGGTCCCAGCGGACCAAATCGCCCTGTGCATAATTTGTCGCGATATTCCACAACGCAGGCTTGCCCGGCAGCAGCAGACGGCCGTTGTCCGTGAAGAATCGAATATAGCCATCCCCGAACTCCAGGACATAGCTATCTGTCGCCGAGTAGATGAACTCCTGCAGCCACACGCGCTTTGAATTGTCCTTGACCTTGCCGACATAGATCGTGCCATCGCGACGCCTGATCGGCCCTTCCGGCAGCGGCTTGAAATTAAGCAACTCATTGCAGCCGTTGCCGTACTTCGCCATGTCCACTCGCGCAGACCACAACGGTGACAACTCGCCAGCATTGAATGATGTCTGCGCGGGGGCGGAAATGTTGGGCATCAAAACACCCTAGAGATGGTGAATGTCATGTCCTTGCCGGTGACGGCGGTAGTCGATGTCAGGTTCGCGACGAACGGTTCCACATAGTCATTCGGGTCCATCTGCACGATGGCCTGACAAGAAATGCCGAACCTGTGACCTGACGATGCGACAGTCGTCTCCACGCCTCCCTGACTTTCTACTAGCGATACTCCGTTTTTTGCGATCCTCACACTGATATCTTGCAAATTGCCCGTCGTGATCGCAACGAACAACGCCACGTAGAACAGGTCCGTGGATGCCCCCGTGTACGTCATCCTGTTAGTCACGGCCGTCGAAAACCGCTGGACATTCGAGCCCGCTGTGGATGTTCCATTTATCTTGTAGAACGTGCCGACCGCTCCTATCGTCGTCTCCGTCGCATTACTGACCATGTAGATTGAACAGATCGCGCCTGCGTTCTTTACGCCAACACAATTGGTAAATAGGGACCGATTGTCATCCGCAGTAATGCCTGATATTGCCGTACCGGCCCCGCCGAATTCCACTGTGTCGAGGATGTAGCGCTCGGTTGGGATTGTGGCCGCGACGTTCGCGTCTATCCCAGTCCCCCCTGGAGGTACTGTGAATGCACTGTACGTAATCCGAAGCCGGCGAGTCGATACGAATGTGCTTGGGAAAATGAGTATTCGCTGCCCAGGGACGCCAACCATCAAGGAGTTTGTGATGGCGACAGTGCCAATCGTCCCGTCGAACGTCATGTTCGCCGACCCGCTCAACAAGCCTATGCTCATGATGAAGTTGCTATACCCCTTGATAAGCCCAACCGTTGTGCAATTCACGAAATTGACGTATTCAAAACTAAGTGCTTGCCCAGGGTTTGCGCTCGCGTCTAATGCCAACGCTGTGCCGTGTGTTATTGTGATATGGCGAATCGGCGTCGACCACGCGGAGGTAATCAGCGCCGTGGAGGCAGACAACCCAGTCGATATTAACCTGCAGTTCTCTAGACTCACCCCTAGGATAGCCGTGTTCAGACTGCCAACAAGACGATTCCCGACAAGGTCTACTGTCCCTACGAATACATACGATGTATTTGCCAGTAGCGTAATAACACCGGAAATCGCTTGCGGCAAATCCGCCAATGTATTTACATAGACTATTTCGGTCGGGTAATAAGCGTTCTGACCAGCCAAGATAAGCTGGTCCTGCGTCGATTGTTCTTGCGCAAGCTTCCTTAGCCTTGCAAGCAAACGGGACATTTAGAGAATCCTCGCGTATACCCACGTATCGTCATTGATGCGCTGCGGCGGCTGCTCGATTGCATTGGCACGCTTTGCCTCGGCCACTGCCATCATGTACCCCTGCTGCAGCATCTGTTGCTTGCTTGTCGAGCCGGTCACAGACTCGCAGGCTTCCATTGCCAGCTTGTTTGCGAATGCCTCGCAGAACCCAGCATCCCATTCCTCGGTATCTTCAATGCGGGCGATATATCGCAGGTTGAGCGTGCCGGATGTCTCCAGAACGGATGCATCCGTGACGATCTTTCGACCCTCAATCGCATACGGACCGTACGACCGGCCCGAGTAATCCGACATGTCCGGGCCAATGTCGTAATTGGAAATCGTCAGGACACGCAGACAGTCAGACGGGAGCGAGTACGCCAGCCCGTACCCATGAACCGGCGTCACGACATCCGCCGCAAGGTTGACGCGCTTGATCGAGAACGACCACCGGCGTTTGCGCAACTCCGCGTCCCTGAGCGCACCCCACAGAGACAGCAACGTCTGCGCCTGCTTCGACGTGTCCGCAATCGACAGGATGCGCGGCTGCCCAAGCTTCACGAGGGCGAGATTGCAAATGTCGACCTGCGCGGCCATCAGTAGGGAACCCGGTCAATCCTTGCCCATACGCCCGTTGCGCCGCCCGCAACGGCGGCGCGATACTGCCCCGGGGCTAGGTTGTTGTTTGGCGAGCGCGAGCTAGACGTAAGCGCGCCAGTCACGGCAAGCCACGTCGTATTATCCGGGCCTAGCTGCTCAATGGTGACGTTGCCTCCAGTCAACACGACAGAAATGACGCCAAGGCCACCGGGATAAAAGACCGGGTTCCCCGTTGCGCTGGCATTCTCCAGCAGTACAGCAGATGCCGCATCAGTCATACTGCCCCCTTAGGCCGGCGGCCAGGTATCGACGTGGATGATATGGGCGACAAGGGCCTCAAGCCCTCGGACCACCTCGGTTTTCGTTGCGCTCGCTGCATCGTAGGTGATGCGAAGATCAAGGAACGCAGCAGGGGTTGCGCTCGCACCCTCGGTTACGCCGGTCGGGAGATTGCTCCCGAGAGAAACCGCATAGTAACGGTCGGCCATTTCAGACTCCTAAAGGGGGCGACTTTCGCCGCCCCCGTTGCGGTTACAGGACGTATTCGACTTCTAGACCCGCCGTGCCAGTCGCGGCAGCGGCAGCGGTCAGGGTCAGCGCGACATCGTACTCCCGGCCCGGATCGCTGGTCAGGCCGAGAACTTCCCACACGCGCTTGTTGCGGTTGGCAGAGTTCGCGCCCGAGAGCAGATTGCCGTTCATGACGCTGATCCCGCCCGAAGCGGTTGCGATGGTCTGCGCGGCGGTGAAGAAGTCAGCATCGACCACAGCGCCACCATAGGTAGCGGTCTGGTAGAGGCCAACGTCAGCAGCGCCCGAAGTAATCGCCGTGCAGAACAGAGACACCGACTTGATGCGGGCATTCGACGGGATGCGGCACACGCGAAACACCGAAGCGATACTGTCGCCGTTGGTGATAGCCACGGTGTCCGTGGTGGTGCGCGAGTTCGCCGCGTTGACGTACGAAGGGGACTGGTTGCCCGAATCCCGGTTCGTGATGGAAGTGGATTTGACAGCTACGACAGCCATGATTGTGACTCCTCAGTCAGTAGGGATTAGACGCGGCCCCATGCATAGACGATTTTCTTTTCCTCAAGGCGGCACGCGCCCCAAGTCGCCTTTGCATACAGCTGCCACGGGATGTCCTCAAGGTCTGCGCGCTCGTCAATGCGGGTCGTGGTGTCCTGCCACTTGCCGAGATACACGCCCGACTTGCACCACATCGGGAGAGGGGTCGAGGTTCCGCCACCATCGTCGGTGCCGTTGAACGACAGCAGGCGCTCGCTATGGATGAAGTTGACGCCGAGGAAACGGTCGATCTTGCCATCCACCATGACCGGAGTGCCGTCACGGCCCGGGTTGTAGTCCTTGCTGGTGATCTGGATTTCGGCGAAGAGCGCATCGTAATTCGTCGAATCGACCGCGATGTAAATCTCTTCGTTGTTCAACTCGATGTCGTGCGACATCAAAAGCTGCTTCATCTTGCGCAGCTTCGCTACATTTAGCTTCGATCCGGTGCCACCAGTGTTGACTGACACCACATTGCCGGCGAGGAACGACGTGTTGGTCGTGCCGCTCTTGCCGGTCTGGTTGGTCTGCAGCATGCCGCCGAGGATGGTCAAGTCCTTGCGCCGGTTGAACGCGGCGACCGCTTCCATCGCCAGCGCATTGCGCGGGTCGGTGATCTGGCGGATGAGGTCATTCGGAGCGTACTTGAGGGACAACTGCCAAGAGGTCGGCAATACCCAACGACGGTCCTGGTTGGCTTCGTTGTGAGGCATCGGGCCGAAACGGGTATTGGCCTGAATGGCTTCGACGAGGCCGACCTGATCAACCGGGCTCGCCTGCTCGCCACGATGGCCGGTGCCAATGGTGACCGCCATTTCGAGCTTGCTCGACATCTGCTGAGCAAGCAGCGCCACATTGTCGGCGAACTGCTGTGCATAAAAAACGGTGGGGTTTTGAACGCCCATGATTTTGACTCCTGAGTGATTGGATGTTTGATCGCTCAGGGCTTATCCGGATTGCCCGGGACCCATTGCTACCCCGGATTCCTCCGGGGCGCAGGGCGTGCTTTCACGCTGTCAGCGGACCCTTTCGGGTTCCCCGCTCATCGGGCATAGCCGGCATTCGCTGCGGCCGTCGCCCGGATTGTCACAAGACGATTCCATTCATTGACTGCTGCCACGTCGCCTGCCTTATGGCGCGCGACCCAGCCCTGATCATTCATCAGCTGCTGCATCTTCGCGCCCGCCGCGTCTGGCGACATGACACCAGAATCTGCGCCCGAGCCTACCACAAACTTCGCCTCGCCGGTAGTGCTGCCAATGGCCGCAAATAGCTTGTTGAACTTGGCCGGACCAAGGGCGTCAATCAAAGCGTCCATGTCGGCATCTTCCAACCCGATCTGCCCCTTGAACTCGTTGGCGGCACGCTCGGCCAGTGCCTTCAAGGCGACGCTCTCCGCGCCCCACTCACGTTCCAGTGCCGCCATTTCTGCATGGTCCCTCGCCGCGCGGTCCGCGTTGAAGTCATCTTCCGCCTTCTTGAGAAAGCCGGCAATTTCACCCATCGTCGATCCGACCAAGTCGGCAGGCAATCCTGCTTTGTGGAACTGCTCGCCAGCAAACCTCAGGAAATCCGGGTCGAAGCCTTCCAGCTTGTCAAGCCCGTAATCTGCCGCAGACTCAGGCGGCGCAAAGCCGAGACGCTTCTTGACCTCCAGCATGCCGGCATCATCGCCCGCCTCGGGGAGCTTCAAGATGCGTTCAGGCGGCACGCCCTGCATTTTCTCCAGATGGCGATACGACTGCAGGACCGCAGCCGGGTCCTTGAACTTCTTGATTTCCGCGAACCCGCGAAGGTCCGCGTCTTCGATGGTTGAATACCACGGCTGGTCCGCCGCGCCTTGTCCGGATGCGTTAGCGCCCGGGTTGCCGGCATCTGCCGACCCGGTGGGGTTGTCGCTCATTCTTGAACCTCGTCGATTGACTTAAGAAATTCCTCATCGGGCAGCTGAATCATTGCCTGCATCTTGAGGAACATTTCACGCCGACCGGCTAGCCGCGCCATTTCCAGCGCATCGCCCCGGTACGTCGTCTTGAAGGCGTTCGAGTACAACGCCAAGTCTCTGAACACCCGAGCCCCGGCAGTCGTCAGCGACCCATCAGGGTTGCAGAAACATTGCCGGTAGCTCAGGCGCTTGTTAAGGATTCGGCGTGCCCGCTCGCCTAGGGAGTGGAAGACGTTCATAGGAAGCCCGCCACGCTAGGCTGTGCGTTCGCCAGTGCCTGCGCCTTCGCCATGTCAACGGCCGTCTTCCCGGCGATTGGGGCGGCCTGCATGAGTGCTGCGGCCTGCTCCTGCTCGGCTGAGGCATCGACCTCGGCGGCCTGTTCCTGCTCGTCAAGCAAGCACGAATCCGGCACGCCCTGAGCCTCGGCAAGCTTGCGGCCCATGCGCTCGACACTCGCAATCTTCTTGATGGTGCCCGGCTGGATTTGCTCAAGCGGGGTCATCGTCTCTAGGAATCGCTGAATCGCCACGCCATCCCCCGCCCGCTGCATCTTGTCTAGCGGGCTGTCGTACTCAATCGCCATCAGCCCGCCAGCCTCGGCCAGCTGCGGTGGCATTTCGGGCAGCAGGTCAGGGACGCGGGACAGGATGTCCAACTCGCGGACGGTGACTGGATCAAGCATTTCCTGTTGCAGCCGGCCAATGGCGGGGCCAAGCAACTCTCCCTTCTCTTGAGCCCGCAACAGCGCCTCGGTCGCAGTCATGCGCGGCTCTTCGACCAGCACCCTGAACAGGGTCACGAAGAATGCATCGTTGATGACCTCGCGCGAGTCCTGCACCATTTCGAGGCCAATCTGTAGATTCGACCCGGACTGGAACGGCACGGCCAGCGGTTCGCCATTCGCGCCAATGAACCCGCGATTCAGCGCGCCAGCTTTGAGGTTGAATGTCTCCAGCCCGTCGTCGTCGGCCAGCATGATCGGCGGATCAACCGCGCGCTGGCCTGCTCGCAACATGGTTTTCTGCTGCTCATTGATCAGGTTCAGGACATTCAGCACCGAGTCGGCAGGACCGCGCCCGTACATCTCGCCGGGGGCAGTCCTGAACCGGCTGAAAACGTAGGGCATCGACCGATACCCGCCTTCATCCACAAGCTCATTGTGGCCGAGCATCACGTAATACGACGCGTATGGCATGCCACGGTAATCCCGTCGCCCCATATCGTAATCGCTGCGCGCCTTGACGCAGTGGATGAACTCGTACTCGCGCCCCGGTTGGTTCTTGATGTCCTTTTGCAGACCCTCCGGCAGCTTGGCCCTCGGGAACATTTGCGCAATCTGTCGGGCCCGCAGCTTGAACTTGCGGTGCACGCCATCAACCCGCCCGGCGTAGTCTTCCCTGATCCACGTATCCCCGAAGAAGATGTTGCGGTAGAACAGGTCCACGCCCATGACCTCATCGACGAAGACGCAGGCGTTACCGAACGCGCCATGAGACTGCAGGGCTTCGCCGGTCGCATGTGTGAACCCTGCCCCGGGGGCATAGCGGGCGCGGAACAGGGCACGCGTCAGTTCCTCACAGTAGGCCATCACCGTGATGTCGCGCTTCAATGCCTCATCTTGCGGCACCAGGGACTGATACTGCTGCGTCCTCGGCATCAGGATCGACTCGGCCGCCGCCGCGAACTTGGGCAGGGCAAGGGATGCCGTGCTGTCGAACTGGTAGAAGTCCCGGCGCTGGCCCGGCGTGCTTTGCGTGTTGAACATGGCCGAGTTAGGCCAGATCAGCTCCGCGATCCGCTGATTGATCGTATCGAAGTTCGAGCGATCCGATTCCATCTCGCCGTGTTCGCGGAGGATATCAGCAGCGGTTCGGCTGGTCATATCACTGCCCCGTCAGCGTCTTCACACCCACATTCGGGGTGGCGTTCGTGTCCTGACGCTGCATGTAACGCAGCCGTCCACGAAGCCGGCGACGCCTCATTGCATCGTTCTGCTCTGCCTGCATCGACGCCTGATCGATTGTCGGAGCCTGCGGCGTCTGCTGCTGCTGCACGTTGCTCGACATCTTCGGGGCGCGGAACATTGATCGAAGGCCCATATTCCACCTCAGTCTGTGATTGCGTATGCGGGTTTGTTGCCCTTGCGCTTTGGCTTGCGGATGACCTCACGGCCCTCGCCAGCGCCTAAGCATAGATATTGCAGCGACTCGGCTACGTGGGAATAGATGCCTTTATCGGGCTTGTCCTGATAACGCTCGGCTCCGGTGACCTCTACCCGCTTGTAATGATACGCCCCCGCCATGGCTTTGCGTAGCATCTTGCATCGGGGGTCTATCACAAGCCCGGCCTTTCCGTCAATCAGGCGTTCAAGCCCCCGGACGACCGACTCGCGGCGCACCACGAAGTCGTTTGTCTCTGCAGGGCTGGCCTTGACGTTCTCGGATGCCATGATCTGAAACGGCGTCGTTTCGTCCGTCTGCGCCCGGATGTCGCCGGCCGGGTCTCCGGTAATGACTGCTTCCTTGATCCCGTATTCCGCCATCTTGTCGTGCAGCAGCTTGGCGAACCGCTTGGCCCCCATGTCGCCAGTCGCCAGCTCATCAAACACCATCAGCCGGCCCATGATATCCCGATGAGCCAAGGTCGCGGCCGGCGTCAGGCCGAAGTCGACGCCAACATAGACTGGCAGACTCGGGTTGAACTTGACGGGCTGGACATGCAGGGTATCGCTGAACTCGGGGTATACCGGCTTGCCCGTCTGGACGTAGCCATAGTTCCCCTTGACGTAGACGTTCACCCAGTCGGCGTTCTTGCCTGCCGACGCGCGGGTGTAGTAGCCAATCCGGCCGCCGGGCATGTGGCTAAGGCCGTCGTCATTCTCGGCCTCATCACTCAGCCCTGACGGCTGCGCATGGAACGAGAACAGCTTTTGCCCCGGCTTTAGGATGCCAAGGGCAAGCAACTCCTCCTCTGCTGTCTGGATCGACTGCAGGATAGCCGCCTTGTCCGGCGTGCTGTCGTCATGCTCGGCCAGCGTGTACCACCAATGATCCGTGTCCGGCGGGTTGGTATCCATCAGAATCTGAGGAGCCCGGCATCCGCCATGCTTGGCGTCAGGGAAACGACCAACGCGGCCGGTCAGGCCGTCTAGGATCGCCTTGGGGATTTCCCGGGCCTCATTCATCCATGCGGCCGTTAGCTCAAGAGACAGCAGCTTGCGCACGTCCTGCGGCCTGTCCAGCGCGATGAACAGGACTTCACAATCCAGCTCTCCGGCCTGAATGTGATGGCAGGGCGGCCCCTCATCACGCCAGCGGCCGACATCAGGCGGAATCCACGAGTGCCAAGTCTTGATGGTCGTGGTCTTCAACTCGGGGTAGGTGTTGCGGATGATCGCAAACCGGCTGTGCCTCTTCCCGGTCACCGGGCTAATGGGCTGCTGTGCCGCTATGGTCATCAGCTTCATGACGCTGGCGACAGACTTTCCAGACCCGACCGGACCCTTGATCCCGCACACAAAGGCGTCGTCGAACAGGAAGTCCTCGGCGACTGGCCCGGGCGGGGTGTATGTGATCTTCACTTGCCTCTCGGGACGATGGTCAGGCTAAACCCGACCTCGCCGCTATGTTCCTGCTGGATCTTGTCGCCGTACTTCTTGGGCTTGAGCTTGGATGCCACCCACTTACGGGCATCGACCCTCAGGCGATTACGGGCGACTGCTGTCGAATCAAACACCACGGCCACCTCTTGACCGTCCGACATGATGGCCTTGCCGTCGTTCTCGTCGGAAATGGCCACAATCTCATCGGCGAATGCCTCGGCCTGCTCTTCCCTCGCGCGGGCGTATTGATTGGCAAATTCAGGAAACTTCGCTAACCATTTGAAAACACTGGTAATATTCGGCATTTCTGCATCCCTGCAGATAGCCCTTAGAGATTCTCCGGCCACTAGGCGCTCACAGATGGCGTCTGCCACCTCTTCGCAATAGTCGGTAGGGCGTCCAGCGGGCATTACTTGGCCTCGGTGATATTGGCGTATGCCTGCAGTGTAGCTTGGCAGGCGGTCAGTTGGGCGTCGGCTTGGGCTGCGACGGCGATGGACTCGGCGACGGGTCCAGCCAGATCGCCCGGATGGATGCCTCCGCCTTGGGCTTGGCCATCACTCCCGCCGGGGGCGGTGGCAGCTTGAGCGGTGGAGGGCACTGCTTGGGTGTGGTCGCGCAGCCGGATGCGGCCGCTGCGAATGTCAGCCAGAACAGCAGCCCGGGCAGTCGATTGGATTGCATTGCGCTTGTCCTCGTATGCGGTGGCGATGGCGGCCACGTCTTGGGCGACCTGATGCTCCCGGAGCCTGACCATGTTGGCGACCGCTCGGGCCTCTTCGGCGATGGCTCGCAGGGTTTCGGCGTGCTTGGCCTTTGTCTGAGCGTGGGCAGTAGCCTCACCACGACCGCCCAGCCACCAGCCGAACCCGATCAGGGAGACGACCACCAGGGCGATGCCGCCCAACCTAATCAGTGGCAGGTAGGCGGCCGGGATCACTTCGGGGCCTTCTGCCGGATGCTGGTCGCGAGCGGCACGAGGACATAGGCAAGCTGCAGCACGCCAAGCGAGCCTAGCGCCCAGTCCGGGGTGATGTCCTGCAGCCTCTGAGGCCACGCCGAATAGGTCGCCAGCGCAGCCGTGGACAGGCCAGCGATGCCGACTAGCCAAGTCGACCACTTGCGCCAGACGAGGCCGGCGTCTGCGGTTACGGGGATGCCGAGAACCTTGTCAGTCATAGCGGCCTCACGGGTCTGTGGGCTTGTCCGCGTCGTCGTCCGGAGGCGGACAGGGCGCGGGGGCGGGTGCCGGGGCGGGCGCGGGAGCCGGCGGGGGCGGGGGCGGAGTAATCGGGGGAACTGTGCTCACTGCTGCGCGCCTTCTTGATCTGTAATTGATTGATTCTGCTGCATTTGCTTTTCTACAAGCTCACGCAGGCCGGGGACACTCATGTAAACCGCATTCATCTGGTGCCCTTGGTCGTTGGTCTTGATCGCAAACCAGAACACGACCAGACCCAAGAACACCGAAGCCATCAGCATGAAGCCGCAAGCCGTTGCGCATGCCCACAAGGCTACTCCCCCTGCGTTGACCTGAATCGTGGCGTCCCCGCCGCTTGTGCTGATCTGCGGTGACGTTTCCCGATGCCGCTCGATCAGGTCAACGAAGTCCCGCAAAACTGCCGTCTGCTGCTCCGTGGCCGCCTGAATCGTGCCGGCCAAGGACTCGACCGCATCGGTCACCCGCTGAATGTCGGCCTTGTTCGCTGGCTCGCTCATACCTTGCGCACCGCCTTGACTGTCAACTGTTCAGCGATGGGGCCAAGGACCGCAGTCACCGCGTCGGTGTATTCCTTCATCCGGGCACTGATTGTTTCCTCCACCCGGAAAACCGCCTTTTCGAGTCTCGCAACGTCGTCTTTCGTGGCGTAGTGGTCTGCTGTGTGGTCCTTTACCTCGGCCGCCATGGTTTTCATCTGCAATTCGAGAGTGTGCTGCTTGTCGGCGATCTTGTCGATCCGGGCCGACCCCTTGTCGCTTCGCCCGAAAATGGTATTCAGGACTTGGATCACGAGGACCAGCAGGGAGACGCCAAGCGCCATGGTGGCCGTGTCCATTAGGCCTCACTCCCTGATAGCCTGCCAACCCGCGTGACCTCAGTCGCCCGGCGCTCTACGCCTGGGGGGAGCCGGTAGGCCGTGATTCTGGAGGCCGGGAACCATGACTCATTCACCGCGTCGTTTTGGTTGCCGCCGAGCAGGCGGACGTGCGATAGGTCCGGGGTAACGCCGGTCACTAGGCCGACGTGGCCGCCGCCCTTTCGGGTCAGGACAGCGATGGCCCCATGGCAGGGGGCACCTAGCTGCTGCCCGTAGTCGGACCATGCAAGGGCCCGGTAATAGTGCTTCGGGATCGGATATCCCGCTTCGGACAGCCATGCGGCCACCGCTACCCCGCACCATGGCGTCTCGTCGTCTGACCACCATGCACGCAACCGGATCAGCATCTCCAGGATTCGGCCCGAGTGCTTCGGCCCCTTGATTTCGCGGACGCCAATATCCCGGCGTGCGGCGATCAGGTATGCGGGGTCATCTTGGGCCATTAGTCAAAGTCCACAAAAAACACCCCGGGCCGGAGGGGATGCCGGCCCGGGGCTAAGTCCGCGCCTTGGCGGCTGCGGGTGTTTGGGTCAGGCACTTCTAGCGCCTTTGTACCTCATCTGCGGACTTGAGTCAATCGCCACCGCCGCAACTTCCGCTGTCGCTGCTCGACGAACTGTCACACGAGTCATACGACGACGTGCTTGCAACGTAGATCGCCGCCGTCATCGCGGCGTCATCGGAACTTTGCTGCCGGCGACGCCTTTCCTCTTCCTCACGCTGACGCTTTTTCTGATCTTCGTTCATCTTTCCCTCTCTGGTTGATTCATGTTGCCCGCCGAGCGATACCGGGGCGGGCCTCCGGACGGAGTAGCGTCGCTCTCGCTGGCCTGACGGGTTGGGGCTGGCCGGCCCCAAGGAGACGCATTGCCCGTCTTGCGTGTGTGGTGCCGGCAGTCCGACTCGAACGGACGACCTGTGATTTACAAAAACACTGCTCTGCCATCTGAGCTATGCCGGCGATTTAAAGAGGACGGCCGGAGGTGATCTGCCTTCCGGTATGAATTTACATTAGCGATCTCAGTGGGGCGGCCTGACGATTGGCGGCTATAGGCGTCAGAACTTGCGCTTTGCCATCGCGCTGCCACTGCCTTTGCCGTCAGGCCGCCTTACTCAAAACGCTAACGCCCTCAGTGAGCCGCCCGGGTAGGTGCGCAGTATGCAGTTGCGCACCGCTCCATCGTCGCGGCCACCCGGCTCCACGGCGATCAACCCGCTTCCCGGATGCCTACCGCCCTGCATTTGATGGGCCGGGCGGCTCACTCAAAACGCTATTTGATACTTATCGCCGCCTATTTGCTAGTTAACGCTCTCAGTAGATCGGGCTCGGGCAACGTTGCAAGGCGTTATTGATTGTAGCTGACGGGAGCGACCCGATTGCTGTGGCGTCTCACCACAGTCCGGAGATTCTCTCGGCGGCTGCCTTTGAAAATCCGAACCCAAAACTGCCCTAGTTGCCAACTGCCTTTGTTGCGGATACCTGCCGAGCCCGATCTACTCAAAACGCTCTAAACTCGCCCTCTAGCGCCTCGCTAGTTTCGCAAAACTTTCGCTTCTCACGACTTACAGAGGGCGATCTAGCATCTCCGCCTACTTGTTACGCCCCGGCGGCTGGGGCGGTGCTACGGGTATCTGTTGCCCCGCATGTGTTCAGGACTCAAAACGCATCACCTCCTTTTTGCGCCACTGTGTCGTAGGGGCCACACGTTTTTAGCCGTTGCCGTAGCCGTCGCCGTAGCCGTTGCCGTCGCCGTCGCCGTAGCCGTAGCCGTTGCCGTAGCCGTAGCCGTCGCCGTCGCCGTAGCCGTAGCCGTAGCCGTAGCCGTCGCCGTAGCCGTAATTACTCAAGGCCACGGACTCGACATCCACCGTGACCGGAGTCATTACCAGCCTCCTTTTACATCAATCCGGCAGACC